GCCAAATTCTGTAGGTGCAGGCCCCACTACAGGAACAAGCGACCCCTGTCTGGTATGAGCACCAGCCATGATGCAGCTTGCTTTGATTACACTTGCCGCCTGGCTGATTACGCCACCGGAGATACCCAAATAGGATATTGAAACCAGATCCTGCAGAAAAGATGATGTAGCATCAGTTACGCCACTCTCTAGACCTGAGCTATTGCCGGCTGTGACATCGGTCGCCGTAACTCGGTCTAGGTAGTCTTGAACGTAGGCTGGATATAGAAGAAGGCTGCCCCTTGTAAACTGATGCCTCATGTTGCGGTCCACCCAAACTGAGCATAAATAACAGAGCCTTCTTTCCAGAATTGAACATGATTAAATCCAGTAACACCTAACGTAGGCGTCGGTGCCGCAACTCCTGCAGTAGCACTTATCCACACAGGAGCAACACTTGTCCATGTAACAGCAAAACCAGAGGTAGCAATTTTTACTTTTACACTTTGCCCGCTGCCAAAATTTGCAACTGTTGGGGTTCGGTTATCCTGTAAGGTTACAGTTTGCAGTGGGCCATTGTTAGGGTCAATCGCAAACCCGGCGACATCGGTGATAGTAAATTCTGCTTCGTCAATACTGCCCAGGGTTTTGTTGCTCAGAGTTTGCGCGTCAGTTGTGCCGACCAGGGCGCCGCTTGGCAGGGTTGGCAGATTACTCAGGTCGCCATAGAGGCCGGATGTGGCCACCGTAGCCAGGCCGGTAATGGTGCTCGCCTCGACACTCAGCACGCCACCAGCCAGGGTCAGCCCTGTGCCAACTGCGGCCCCAGCAGCAGCGCCGGCATTGTTGTAGACCAGTTGGCCATTGGTGCCGGCAACAGTAGAAATGCCAGTTATTTGTGAGCCATTTCCTATAAAACTTGTTGCAGTAACTATACCTACAACAATATTGGGAGTACCAGTAAGACCTTGTGATATAGTTGATATTCCTGCAACATTTGCATATCCTGAAGTTGTGGAAACTCCCGTTAAATTTGAACCATCACCTACAAATCTTGTTGCGGTTACAATTCCTACAACAAGATTTGGAGTTCCTATTAAACTTTGTGAGGTAGATGATATGCCAGAAGACGTAGCATAACCAGAAGTCGTGGAAATTCCCGCATTTTGTGCATAGGTTGCAATTCCTGCAACAACTGCATAGGGGGAATTGGTAGAGATACCCGTTATTTGTGAACCATTTCCTATAAAACTTGTGGCGGATACAATTCCCACAATAAGATTAGGTGTTCCAGTAAGACCTTGGGATATAGTTGAAATTCCAGAAGTTACTGCATATGTTGCAGTGGTTGCAATACCCGCCGAGGATGAATAACCAGATATTGTTGAAATTCCAGAAGAAGTGGAGTAACCTGAAATGGTTGCAATTCCGGCTATATTTGCATAGGGTGAGTTGGTAGAAATTCCAGTTATTTGTGAACCATTTCCTATAAAACTTGTTGCAGTAACAATTCCTGCAACAATATTGGGAGTACCAGCAAGTCCTTGAGAAACTGTTGCAATCCCAGATGTATTTGAGTAGGTAGAAACTCCCGCAACACTTGAATATGGAGAATTGGTAGAAATTCCGGTTAATTGAGAACCATCGCCTACAAATCTCGTTGCCGTAATAAATCCAACAATAAGATTAGGCGTTCCAGTAAGACCTTGAGCTGCGGTTGAAACCCCAGATATAGTAGAATATGTTGAGACTGTTGCTATACCAGCCGTGGATGAATAGCCGGAAATAGTTGCATAGCCCGCAGCAGTAGAAATGCCGGAAACATTTGAATATGTTGAAATTCCCGAAGATATGGCATAACTTGAAATTGTTGATATTCCAGAAGAAGTAGAGTAACCTGAGATGTATGTATAAGTTGCAATTCCAGCATTATTCGCATAAGGGGAATTAGTGGAAATACCAGTTAAATTGGAACCATCACCCAAGAAACTTGTGGCGGTAACGATACCTACAATAAGATTTGGAGTACCGGTTAGTCCTCGGGCAACTGTGGAAATTCCTGCTGTTGCTGCATATGTTGCAATACCGGCATTAATTGCATAAGATGGAATACCTACATTAATTCCAGTTAGTTGTGATCCATCTCCAAAGAATCTTGTGGCAGTGACAATTCCTGCAATTATGTTATTTGTAATGAAATTATCTAAAACTGTTACGTTTCCTTTAAATTCAGTATTAGTACCAGCAAAACTGACGACTGTATCACCAGACGAGGATAAAATGCTGTTACCACCTAGGCGTATTTTTCCGCTAAATGAGGTAATTCCAACAGTAGAACCATTGCCAATATAAAAAGAGGTTGGAGCATAAATTAGACGATCTGGACTAATCTGTATGCTACTTCCAATTGATAAATTCCCAATTAAGGGATTATATGATAGACCATAATTTGTATATACTATCTCTTTTGAAGCTGGAGTGTTATTTGAATTAACTAAAGTTAGATATAAGGTAACATCAGAAGTGGTGCTCTGGGTGTAGATGTAGTAGGCACTATCAGCCATTGGGTCTTGAACTGTACTGACCCGGTAAACTCCTGGACCTAATCTAATCCTAGATTTATCAATCATAGAGATGCAGTATCCTCCACTATTAGAGAACCCTTAACCAGCTTAAACGTCTCATATTGATTTGTGATGATAATATCGAAATAATTTCTCCCAACGGATAATTGTTGTGTTATCTCCTTTTGCATACTTATATTAACATAACCGGTTTCACCTAAAACAGTAGCAACAAAAGATTTAAAAGACGTTGAAGATGGATACTTTCTTATCTTGGCAACTGCAGTATAATCGCTAATATTTAACGGATTTCCATCAAAAGAGTCAATCAAAAAAGATACAGAAAAATCTGTACCCTTTTCAATAGTGATTCCAGTGATTTCTTGTGTTGCCATTTTATATTAGTTAGTAAATCCTACTTTATTGGCCTTAATCGCTGCACTTGTAAAAATGACATCTGTGGATAGTTTTTGTAAAAATTCTACGCTATAGCGTGGAATAGTAAAAGAATTTGAAGTGCTTGCTCCAACAGATGTTGAAATGCTGACTACGATTTCTCCGCCAGTATCATTACAAATTCTAACGCAAGTTGCAGAGTTGAGGGTTATTGCGGTTCCTGTTGTGGTGGGCGTTGAAACTTGTGTTTCAATCAGCTTTGTAATTTGCATTATTATACTTCAATCTTATGTTTATTTATTATACTTCAATCTTATGTTTATTTACCTACTTATCTCCTCCCAATCTAAAGAGCAGTGAATATTAGAATTTGTAACACTAGCCACTGCTGCCAGTGTCAATTCAAATGGAGTGTTATTTAAAGTGTTTCTTTCGAGTTGAAACTTAAATAGGGACTCTTTTAAAATATCAACATTACTATTGAATTGATTAGAGGCGCTAAAATAACCTGAAGCCAGAATTCTACCACCGGTTATTAGCGTGCCGTTAATGTTATACTCTACGGATGATTCGTTACCTGTATCAATCCATGTTCCACCAGACGTTGTTCCCCTAGAAACAACTTTCCAATTATAATTAGAATTATTGGTAATTCCCATAATAGAAAGTGCAGTAAGAATAACGATAGCATCCATTCTATTGGGTGTGGTTTTAAGGCGAATTGAAATTAACGGATAGAGTGTTCCGGCTACTGGCATAGTAACAGGTGTAGTTATCTGAGTGCCAACAGCTTGCTGAAGACCTCTTAGCTCGTAGCCACCTTCTGAAATAACAGTTGAACAAACCTGCTTTAGTGTACTAGAGCTTGTTGTTACTCCAACATTAGTTATTTCATATCTTATAGGTAGACTTGCGGTTGTCATATAAGTTGTCTCAATTCTATTGGCATGATGGAAATAGTGTGCCGGAATTATTTTACCATCTATGATAAAACCGGCTCTTACAGTCCCCTCTCCTAGCCATTCAATATCTGTCCAAAATATCTGAGCCTTGGAAATATTCAATTTTATTCCAGTAGGATTTGATACACCAACTCCGGTTAAAGTGTCTACGTTCCATTGGGTTTGTGGAACTCTTGTTTCTGAAACTATACCACTAGTAATGCTTCTTTCTACAATATTGACTGCATCACCATCTTGTTCAAAATATATCCCATTATCAATTCCGAAATAACCAATTCTTTGCCTGAGGTTTGGTTTAGGTGGATTCATAATGCCAGTATTGTTAATGCTCAATCCTTTGCCTGGTTGATAAGCGAATACTTTTGTCGTTTCTCGTATAATCTGGCAAGTTGCTCCGGTTCCAACAGTTAGTTCAACCAACCCCTGATGGGGATTAAAAGAATATGTGCTTCCAGCTCCAACAACTAAAGTTGACCAAAGATCATTATCTCTATAACGATGACTAGAATCAAATAGTGTTAATGGATTTGAAGACTTTAACCTCCCAAAGGCATCATATATATTTTTACTCGGCTCGTATAAGTGTGACATTAGACTACTCTCCACCCATTATTGTAAATGATAGTTATTGAACCATAATCAAAAGCTATAGTAACCGCAGGCTTTCCATCAATAGTATCAGAACCGGATGAAATAATTTGAATATAACGGTTAGCTCCATTTGAAGCCTGACCTAATTCATCTTTGATTACATAACATGTTCCATTTGTTGAACTGTCAGGAAGTGTTATTGTAACCGCTCCTTGAAAATTTACTCCGATATAATAATCAGTTGTTTTTATTGTATAAGAATTTGTGGATACAGTCGTCGTGGAATATTGCATTCCACTGCTACCCGGATCTGCACCTTCCCATTTTTTATTGGTGGTATTATAGCGAAGAAACTTATTATTAACTTTAGCTGAATTTCTATCTACATCATCTAAAAATTCTAAACGAGTTTCACCGCCTCCACCTATAATTGAGAGTTGTTGCTGTATTCTTGATAAAAAAGACTGGTAATGCTTCTGAAAGGCATCAACAGTCAAAAAGTTCTGATCTAAAGGGGTTAGCGGATCCTGGTTTTTTGTAGATGTAGGTTCAGCGAGAAGTCCTAAGGATTTCTCCAACAGGGAATGATCCTCTTTAATAAATTTAGTTTTTGTGCTCTTATCTCTTTTTTTCGGTTTAGTCTCCTCAATTAGAGGTTTAATAAAAAAATCATCAAAAGAAGTGGAAATTAATTCCTCCACTTCTTCCTGCTGTATCTTCTTTTCTTTACTTACTGCCTCAAAAAATTCTTTGAGGTCTCCCATTAATCTTTAGAACCATTAAATAAGGCTGCAGATACTTCAGGCACCAATTCATCAATCTTTTCTAGAGCCTTCCCAGATAGAATATCTTTAATTCTATCACTAATTTGAGCCTGCGAATCATCGGCTGCAATTAAATCAAGTAAATCTTGTTCGTCCATTTTGTTATATAATAACTAAGTCTATTTAGATTTCTCCACCCTTGGGCATTTTAGGTTCAACCGGAACTTTACCAGATTGACCATTTATGTTATTTGCAGCCTGAGAGGCCGCTACAGGGGCTTCTGGGGTGCCTGTGGGGGGTTCTTGGGGTGCCATATTGGGATCTAACGGTAAACCCGTTTCTGGGTCAACTGGGGCATTTGGATCAGGAATAGTTCCATCCTTTATTTCCTTTTCAATCAGCCCATCTTGCTCAATAATTTCTTCATCAGTCTGGCGGAGAATTTTTCTGCGTAGATAGTCCTGAGAGAAATATCTGCCGACATATGGTTCAGCCATTGTTACCATATTCAAACGTTCGGTAAATAGCTCAGATTCTTTAAGTTCGGCAAAGTGATTATCATATAGGAAATCAAACTGAATATGTTCAGCCATTTTTTTCCAATCTTCGGGTGTCACAATATTCTTTAGTTGAAGTTGGGTTCCCAATAGATCAATAAAAAGTTGAGAAAACCTTTTGCGCAATCTTCCTACAAATTTGGTAAACTTAACTTCATCTCTTAAGATTTCAGTTGAACGGCCTAGATTGAAACCGCTATCTCCACCGATTCTAGTTTCGGGCACGTTTAGTGACTTATAGAGATTTCTTTTGAAATATTCCAAATCAGTTAATTCGCCTAAATTACTGTTTTTGGTATAGATTCCACAGGAAAGAGCAAAAGTGTGATAGTTATGAATAGACTCATCAGAATCAATTGTTAAAGTTCCCACTTCAATTTCATCAATTAGATATTCAATATTTGTGATTGCTATATTTTCTTTTTTATGAAGGGGAATCATACTCTGTCCTACAGACAAATCCTTTGCCTCAACAAAGCCAATATCATAAATTGGGAATTTGTGGTCGTAGGTACAAATGATGCTCTCACCATTATCAAGAGTAATTCTCATAACCTTAGCACTCTTTTGAGTAACCCCCGCCCAAGAAATTAAGCCAGGTGCAAACTCACCAGTTGTTGGATGACAAGAATAAGTCCAAAGTTTCTTACCATCTTTCATTTCAGACTCAATCTCTGAAATTGTTAGTTCTCGTCCGTCTAGTAAAGATACTTTTGTATCCATTGCTAGACATCCCGCAGGTAAGGTATCAACTTCAGTACCTCTACCACCTTCACGTCTAGCAAACCAATAATCTTCCATAAGACTCATAAACTTACGGGAAGTATCAACTTCGCCCGTAATATTATTGTAGTTCATCTTATTGCGATACCTTAGCATAACTTCGCGTAGGTATTGTTCAGCCTTAGGCTTCGGCATACTGCCAACATCAATATAGAAAATTCTCTTTTCTGTGCTTCGGCTAAGACGATAAATTACGATACTATCTTCAATCATTCTAAGTTGATTGAGAATTTTAATTGCCTTATTGAGATAAGAGAGTGTGGTTCCTTTATTGCGATCAACTAATCCCGATGTGCAATATGCAATAGATTCTTTCGTGAATCTAATTCCCTTTTCAGCACCGGCTGACATATCGGCAGAACCAACTGGATAGGATTGTTTGGGGCTGTAGACAAAATATTCGTCCAGTTCTGGGAATGCCATTTCATTTGGATTTTGATCTTCATATAATTTTGGAGACATATTATCACGCTTTTGCTTTTTCGCTTGTCTTACAAAGCGAATTTTCATAGAATCCACATACCTAAGATCTTGAATTCCCGCATGGGGATTCTTGAAGTCAATTAGCTTATGATAATGTAGTCTACCATCAATATACCAATTTCTAAATATCTCGTGAGACTTTTTATCAAAATCTAGCATCTCAAGAATATACTTAAATTCTCTGCGAATTGAATCTTTTATACCATCACTGGCACTAAGATTTGATAATTCAATTTCAACCGGGGAATCATTAGTATCCGAAACAATCGCCTCATTTACAATATCTTCAATTGCAGTATCAACTTCGTGATGAAGTGACATTTCACGATACCGCTTAATTAAGTCAAATTCAGTTCGGTAAACACCTTCAATGTCTACATAAGAACCAAAAAAGCCAGTGGTCAAATAATGATCAGAGCCGTCATCATTATTTGGTGGTACTGGCGATAGTAGGTCTTTTGTTAATTTCTTAGATTCATCTTCAATAGAAAAACCAAATAATTTAGCCATTATTAATTAATAATTTTAACTGACCTATTTAGCTTAGGTAATTGGAGAATTTACCTGATCGGTGATTCCGGTTGCATTTCCTGCGGTCCAGTGAGTCATATGAAACTCTACAGTAAAAGTTTGAATCTGATCAGTAGAATCCCAGCTCAAATCAATCGGGCTCAGATTTGATGGCCAGGCATTATGAAGAACATATGTGCGAATGGGTTTAAAAGTTGAGCCGCTAGTTGCATTGGAGATGGTTGAGGATTCAATACCAGTATCATAACCACGGCCAAATTGTTGAACGTGAATAGCATTTGCCATATAAGAATCTGGCCGAGTTACACCGGTTCCAGTTTCCATACGGTTGATTGCATTTGACCATGCCTCAAATGCAGTACGATTTTTGAAATTTTCGTCGTTGATAATTGTAACAGTCCAAGGGTCGTAAGTTCTATCTCCTGGGACTTTGAGGATTCTACCTCTAAAATTGACATCCACTGGATTTACATTAGATGCCGGAATTGCACCACCTTTAGCCATAAATGTAAAGGTTTCATTATCCCAACCTGGAACAATCGTGGGGAATGCTGGAATACTAAGTTCAAATAAATTAGCTCGGGCGCCGCCGCCTGCTAGTTTAGATTTAAATGCGGTAATCGTTTTTAGTGTTGCCATTTTAGTTCTTAAACCTCTGTGTTAATGTTGTATTGATAAATCAGGCTCGGCCAATCACTTCATCAAAGCTTACTCCATTGCGGGTTGCAACAAAAGTAAGAGTGACATAATTGATTGATTTAACCGGTTTCAGGTAAATATCAGCTCTGAACTCGTTATTATCAATTACTGCATCGGTATTGTTACTGGTATCACAGATAACCCGGAAATCATAAACACCACCTTTAGCCTGAATGTCTCTTAAGTATGGTTCAACAATATTGATAAAGTTTGAGCGGGTTTGTTCAGTATTGTTTTCAAATAGAGTTGCATTGGCTGTAGAACCAAGAGCCTGTTCAACCGTAAGAAAGAGTCTGCGAACGTTAATTCTATCAAAAGCAGAGGCATAACCAAGAGCGGTTTTGTCGCCCCATAATGTAGGCCCAAAACCTGGAAGATTTACAATGGCATTCACACGGGCCGGATATAGACGATCTCTTTGGTTGTTATCGGGACTGTAAGCTAGATTGATTGCTCCATTGAGAACTCCACGTTGCTGACCAGCGGGAGAGTTCCAGGGATATGCAATAATACTAGTACGAATCATTAGACCAGCAATATCTGGATTACAGGGAATATAACGATAGCGATTATTGAAACGGTCAAAGACATACTTATAACCAGAATCAAACACCGCAAAAGAAGAGCTTGAAAGTGAGGTGAAGAATTCAATGACATTATTGGTCTGAGCTTCAGTGTCAGTTAAACCAACAACATCAGTTCTATGTGGAGAAATTGTTGCAATACAATCTTTTCTTTGATTTGCAAGAGAAATGAGTTGATTAGCCTTGGCCTGCGAGTCAACTTTATTAATATAGCCAGGACCCATAATTAGATAATCCAGGGGGTACTTGTCTCTATTAGAGAAAAGTTGATAACCTGAAATAATTTCAGCTAGAGTTGGCAACATGCCACCATTAATTCCATAATCTTTACCACCTAAAAGTGAAAAGACTGCATTACCAATAGAACTAAAAGTTTTACTCTGAGTGGATCCATTCCACAATCCTTCCGCGACCGTCAGCTTTGTGAATCCGGTGCTAAAGCCAGTTGGATATACGGTTTCATTATTGCTATTATCGGACGGGTTATCGCCAACATAGACATAAGAAGAATTGGTTGCAATATAATCCTTCCAGAAGATACTTTGAGGAGCATTTACAGTTGAGCGGGCATCATTAGCCTTGGAAAGATTTAAATGCTTCTCAAGTAAATTGCCTTGAATACCTGTAATGTTGCCAGTGTCGTCAACAACTACAACGTGAATTGCATCATTTCTACTATTTCTATCGAAAGAATATTGATTAGTAGACGGCTTAGCTGCAATAGACTTCCAGTAAATTGTGCTGTTAGTGAGAGGAATCACCTGCTCATTATACCAATCTTTGGCATCAGTAACAGTGGCAGTTGTAACATTGGCACCACTATTGTTTATAATTCTGACAACGTTTGTGGCTAAAAATGAGCGTAGTTGAGAGCGTTCTGCATAGTTTACTTTGGTTTCAACGTTGGCCGAATCGACAACGGAAACAATTTTTACATCAACCGTACTATTTCCAATACCAGTAACAATTGACTTGAGGTAACCGTTGAAAAGGGTAGTGGAACCGATACCAGCAGATGGCTGATTTACTAGAGGTGTGGTAATACCAAATCCAGCAACAACTTGAGTGGCCGCAGCACCAACCGTAAGAATTTGATCAGCCTTATCGTCAATAATTGCAACCTTTAGATTATTTGCCCATTCACCTGGAGTCTTAGCGGCAAAAATATAAGTCTTTACGTCATCGGTGTGGTTGAGACTATAATCTTGAAAGTTTTTGATTTTTAGATCAACCTGACCTACTGTTGAAACCCCGACATTATCCCGTCTAGCATTGGCATTGACTAGATTGCTACCATTGCTCCTAACTACGTTTAAAGTTCCACCGTAAGAAAGAAAAGAAGATGCAGATAACCAATACTCATATTGTGCATCAGTATTTTGGGGTTTACCAAAAACGTTGATTAATTCTTGTTCGGTTCTGATATTTACGGCTTCCTCTACCGGGCCGATACTAAATGGACCGACGATTGCTCCAATATTGTCAACAATATTATCTACCCGTCCAACTGTTTGATCAACCTCTCTAATGATAAAACCGGGAGATAGTTGCGGAGTCGCCATATTTTATGCCTTTCATTAAGTCTTATTAGTATTTATAATAATGGGCATTTAAGAGTGAATTAATAGTTATATTCCCAAAAATAAGAAGCGGCATCATCATTATCGGCGGAAAACCATACATTCCCGTCTTGATCAGTTGTTCCATCTTTTGCAAGAGAAAGGTATCTTTCGGTTATTTCGGGTAAAAGTTCAACAGTTGGTGCAAATCCGAAGGGTAGACCTTCATTTTCTTCCATTTCCTTTTCATGTTCTTCTCTTATATGCTTACGAATATCAGTCTCGGTCATTTCCTTGAAATATTCTTGAGTAATAATCCACGAGAATAGAACCAGGCAGGAAACTAGATCATCGTTTTTGCCTTCTTCTGCACTGAAGCTGTTATATCTGGAAACATACGTCGTAAGCTCTCCGTAAATATCAAAATCCCTAATAATCAATTTATCTTCTTCGATAAACTGCTTAAGATTCATACAACCTTTACTTTTCGCTGGCTTTGACATCTTGATGCCGTATTTGACACCTTTACCCGAGAAATTTTGACCAGCAATTTGACCTCCCCTGCCCAAAGTTTTAGTTTGAATTACGTTCGGATAGCCATACTCATTATGTAAAATATCGGCAACATGTGCATCATTATTAACTTCACAAAGAACATAGGCATCGTTATATGCTCTTGCAACTGGTTCAATAACGTCTGGAAATCTTAGAGCCGGAATGTTATTATTTCTATACTTAGCAACAACTTTATATGGTATTTGTGTGGCATCAAAAACGACAAAGGCCGAATAGTCCAATTCAACACCTTGGGCAATATCTACCGTTATTACATAGATTCTATCGGGTTGGGGTTCATCATATACATCTAATAATTCTTGACTTCTTATTGGCGTATCTATAACCATATTGGATAGTTTTACGCCACTAATAAGAGTATCTGAAGAGCCCAGAAAGTCGCATTCAAATTCGGCGTCCCATTTAGTTTGACCAATGTTGGCGATAGTTTCTTCTTTAAAGTGTTGGTCTCTTCCTGGAACATCTTGCCAATAAACCCGAGTTGGAATGTATTTATTTTTTTGCTTTATTGCATCATCCCAGAGCTTATAGAATTGATTTAGGCCATTAGGCGTACTGACAATGATAACCTTTGTGTCTTTACCTGAAGTAATAGTGGGATATACCGAACTCATAAAGTTATCTGCTACCTGTTGAGGCACGAAAGCGAATTCATCAAGAAAGATGATATTATAAGTTCCACCTCTAACCGATGACGCAGACGTGGAAGCTGCAATAATTTTGGAACCATTTTCAAGTTCCATTGATCCTTTATTCCAAGATGAAACCCCTTGCTGTAGCCACCGTGGTAGGTTTTCATATCCCGTTTGTAGTCTATTGAGAATATCTCTAGCGGTACTTGCCTTGTTTGCAAGAACGGCAATATTTACATTATCATTGAAAATTGCATAATGTAAGAGAAATGCTACTGAAGTTGTAGAGTTGTGTGTTGGAATAAATGATTTTCCGCATAAAAATAAATGGTCATCACTGTTAACTTGAATGCAAGCAACTGGCACACTAGATACCTTTTCAATAGAATGAATATAATGTCTTTTATCTTGCGGGCGAGTTTTTTTAGTTTTATTGATTACTTCTATTTTTCTGGGTAGATTGAAAATTATTTCCTCGGTTGTAAAAGAAACAGTATAATATTCAACACCTTTAATATCTTTACTTCTTATATTTGATTTAATGCCCATAGTGGAAAGGAGTTCCACAAATTGTATAATAATTTTGTAGCTTTTTTGATAAAATTCAAAGGCTCTACTGTCACGTTTCACAGAACCATCAGAATCCATTAATCCACGAAGAAGATTTAATCTATCTTCATGTGAAGATCTCAAATAATCTTGAGGAATATGTTTATTTTTTATTAAATTGTATTCCTTTAGTTTGGGTTGTAGGTCTTTAATTCTAAAAATTATACAATTATTGATCTCTTTTTCCGTTTCTACTTCTAAATTCGTTTTATAAAAATTGTAGTCATCTTTATGTGATACAATTCTACTGGTATGAGAATATCCATCTCCCAACCAAAGACCTAAAAGATATGGATCTATTTTTAAATCCTTTTTTGGTAAATTGATGGAATTTGCGCTTTCAATGTATAAAGAGCCTTGGACGCCTTTACCTCTTTTATTTTCGGTTCTTCTAGCATAAATTTCACTTATTTCTCCGGTTGTAATGACTTTTTTTCCGGCACTCCAATATGAACAATTTACTTCCCATAAATGGTCGGTTGAAGATATGATCTTTTCGCCAGTATCAAAGGTAATCTCATAACAATCGTGGTCATACATCGTTTCAGTTTTAGAAATAACAGAAACAATATTTCCAGATTGTGAAAAAACTTTGTCGCCAAGTTTAATTTCACCCATTGTCGTCCAACCATTTACGGTTGGAATAGGTGTATCTAGAGAAAATGGCTTACCACTTTGGCGAGGGAGTAGGCATATATTAAAACGGTTATTCTGAAAGGACTGCATCATCCTCTCTTGAAAAGGAAACATTGCAAAAGGCTGTAACCCGTGGTCAAGGGTTACAATTTTCATATAATTCTTTGCAAAATAAACCGGATCAACACTACATTTTGCCAGTTCTAGATATTGCTCTTCTGTTAAGTTAACTTTGGTATATTCTTTTTTTAAAAGGGGATTACCAAGATAATGTTCTTCAGCCATAATGTGTGGAATATTGCAGGCTATTTATCAACACTTCCAACGGCGTCTTGCTGCCAATCCACGCTCACCATCCCAACTTCTAGAACGACTGCAAAAGTTTTTGCGACGTTTCGCAGCTTTACTTCCCGGTTCAACATCTCCAGTCACTGGAGCCTTAAGATTTGATCCAGTTGCTCTATTATAACGGTCCCGTCCTTTTTGGGTTAATCCCCCGCCTCTTGAGATGGGAAGCTTTTCACCTCTACCTACAGATAGACTCGGCCCCTCTTCCCTTAAACTATTACGTTTTTTGTCAAAAAACTTATCTTGATTTCTTATCGTAACTAAGGTTTCGTGATCCCTCCAAGGACAAGGTTTATCTTTTGGCTCTTCTGTTTCTTCAGGTTTAGCCTTTTCTGGTGTGACCTTAGACATCTTAAATTTTTCAATTCTCTCTTTTCTCTTATTAGTCTCTTGATCTACTCGCCTTTTGTTTAGGTTATCTCTAATTCCATCTAATAGCCCCTCGTCAAAAACATCAACGTCTTCACCGATGGTTTTATTGTTGAGTAGATAATTTTTTGAATGGCTATTTGGAACTTGAATTAATGGTTGTCCAACATTTTGACTACCTAATTTATAGTTTAATACCTTTGCATCTGGATAAACTTTAATGATAGCATCTGTAACTTCTCTACGATTAGGAACTCTAACTTGTGGAAAGAATAATTGTGAAGACATCATCTTTCCTCTCCAGGAAAAAAGAATCTGCATTACTTGGCCATTTTGAACCGGTAGCACGGCTTCTTTAACACAATTTGGGACAGTTTTGCCACTCTTTTTCTTGGTCCCAATCATTTCGTAGCCATCCCAACATGGATCCTTTTTCATTTTCTTGGCTTCAGAAATGAAATCAAACTGAGTATCACCCAAAAGATCTGCAACTATAGTGGATTCAGATTGGGTATTCTCCACTTTTTTTAGCCGGCTATAATAATCGGGCTTCTCCGCAAGATGTTGAAGAGCAATTCCTTCAGCTTCTTCTTTGTTGTTGGTATGTTCTTTCTCAATTTTAATCCCCATCTTTAATTGCTTCTGAATTTTTGCAACAGAAACACCGTGTTTTTCGGCAATTTTTTCAACACTTCTTACGGGCTTTGATCCTGTTTCCTTTTCGCTAGGATCGTTCTCATCGCAAGCACAGTCTTCTTCGGACAGTGATTTTAATATTTTATCAACGACTGACTCCTTAGTAAATTTAGGTAGAAGTGGTGTATTTTTTGTCACTTTACTAATATTGGGAACAGAAGATAGCTTACTTGTTGGAATATTTCTGACCGCCTTTGTACCTGGCTTGGGTTTGGAGTTTTTATGTTCTTCTGGATTAATTTTAAAGGAGGATTCCTCTATGGGTCCACCTGTATTCATATATTGAGCGGCATCGGTTGTATAATCTGCTGCTCTGGTAATTTTGGATTGAATCCA